TTATATGGGATGGAATTGCTACATCAAGCGAGCCAGACCATGTAAAAATACTAAGTGGTCATAAGTATGCATATACAGCAAGAGAAAATGCAACAATAAGTTTTAAAACTGGTCTTTTAATTAAAACTCCAGAAAATGTAACAATGCTATCAATGCCACCACCAAACTATATTTTAGATGGTGTACAGCCGCTCACAGCTTTAATAAGTACATCATTTTTTAAAGGGGAGTTCCCAGCAGCATGGAGAATTACTAGGCCAAATGTTGAAATAACTATTAAAGCTGGAACACCAGTAATGTCTGTTATTCCTATATCTCTTGGCGAATTAAATAATTCACAAGCAAACATTAGATCTCATTATGAGCTTGGTCCTAATTTTTTCCCAGATGGAGATTATTCAAAAATTGTTAAAGACATAAATAACTCTGGTCGGTGGACAAATTTTTATAGAGATGCAGTAGACCACCACGGCAAAAAAATTGGAGACCACGAAATAAAAGTTTTAAGACTTAAAACTAGCGACGGTAGCCCAGAGGTATGTAGTGACAAATAAAATAGTATTCCATTCTGCAAAGGTATACAATAAAACTGACGGAACAAATGGACCAGTACCAGCTGCAAATTCTGTTCCAACTTGGTGGAAAGACGCAGACAAATATATAAAAGATCCAAATGGAGAAGCATATGTAAACCCAAGCGGAGAAGGCAAAGTTATGAGCTATAAATCATGCCCAGCAATGCTTGATACTTTTACTTCTGGATACATGCTAAGAACTCCTTGTGAGATAGAATTTTATTTAAAAAGAGGAAGAGTTAAAGTAAAACTTCCGATAGGGTTTGAGGATTTAGTTGGAGAAAGAGAGCCAATGGAAGGCTTCGAGACACCGCCAGGATTTGATGAAAGACATTTCCATTGGTACTTAAACTGGGCCCCAGAACTTCCAGAAGGTTATAGTAGTTTATATCTGCAGCCAATAAATCATTTTAATTTACCTTACATTACTGTTGCTGGTATAATAGATAGTGATAAGGTAACAAACTCGGGATTGCTGCCTTTCTTTTTAAAAAGTGGATTTGTAGGTGTAGTTCCAGCTGGAACACCAATTGTTCAGGTTTTCCCTTTTAAAAGAGAAGACTGGGAAATGGAATATAAATTTTATACCCAAGAAGAGCTTTTTGAAAAATATAAACAAAATTCAAATACATTTAGACAACCAGAGGGTGGCGTCTATAAAAGAGACTTCTGGCAAAGAAGAAAATATAAATAGGGGATATAATGCAAAAGCAAATTAATACTAATCAAGACCACAACTATAAAAAAGAAGGTTCTATAACTCCTTCTGGTTTTTTTGGGAATTCGGTAGATAATATTGTAGAGCTAAAAAACTTTTTAACTGAAGAAGAAAAAGAAAGGCTTACAAATTTTGCATTCAATAATAAAACTTGGGACATAACAGAATCACACCAAAACGAAAATGGCACTGTAATATATGACGCAAATGCTTGGATTGACAGAGTCTGCACAAGAAGATCCATGGAAATTTCCGCTGACCCAACTATTGTAGATGTAGTTGAAGGATTAATTAAAAGATTAAAGATTGAAGTTGACAAATTTTTTGACGTAGACGTTCAGCCAACTGGACCCGCAATTGTCAGGTGGCCAGTAGGATCTAGACAAGACCCACACGCAGACAAAGAGCTTCACGAAGGTCCAGATGCTGGAACCCCAAACGATTTTCCTCATTACGATATTGCATCAATATTTTATTTTAATGATGACTATGAAGGAGGAGAGCTATTCTTCCCAGTACAAGGGGTAGAGATTAAACCAAGCGCTGGCTCGGCATACTTTTTCCCAGGAGACCTTCATTACGTGCATGGGGTTAGACCAATTTTGTCTGGAAATAGATTTACATCTCCATTTTTTTGGAATATATTAAAACACACTGGAGAAAGACAACCATGAAAGATTTAAAATATGAGGAGATTTATCCAAAAATATTTGTATACAGCAATATATTTGAAGATGTAAATGAAGTCCTTAATGTTTTAAAAGAGTCTATAGCCAGCCCTGAAGGTTCTTCAATTGGTCCCTGGGGAGACTGGTATACATTTGGGCTAGAAACAAGCCATTACGATTGGTCTATTAATTCAGACAGATCCATCAAAGAAAGATTAGTAATTGATAAAGTAAATCAAGTTTTTTTTGATGTTACAGAGCACTATGCTGCCTTACACAATGTAGACATAAAGCCAGAAAGAGTTTTAACGACAAGCGGACAAGAAGTAGATTCTTGGAGAAAGATGGGGCCATCTCTATGTAAATATGAGGCGGAAGCTGGAGTTACTCAAGATCTAGCAATGCATTATCATACAGACTATCAGGTTGAATTTAAAGACTCAAGAGGATACAACTTTGCAGTTACAGTAACAACATATTTAAATGATGACTACGATGGCGGAGAAATTGATTTTTTAGTAAATGGAAAACTTATATCATACAAGCCAAAGGCTGGCGACGTACTTGTTTTTCCAGCGGGAGACCCAAACTTTTTAACAGAAGGACAAGAGCTATATCACCACGGAGTTAAAAAAGTACACAATGGCTCAAAATATTTTATAAGAGCAAATTGGCAAAGGTATTACGATGGCTCTGTAGAGTGGAATGAAAATGCAGACAAATATGGACTAGAGATCTGGCTAGAAATGGAAAAAGAAAAAGCTAAGCAAGATAGAAAAGAAGGAAAGTATCAGTCCATTAACGAACAAGATATAGAGAAAGCGGTAAGAATAAAATGACATTTAACCTAGAAAATCAAACTAGACTAAGAGAAGACATTTGCGTTTTTGAAAATTTTTTAACTGAAGAAGAATGTGAATCAATATTAAAATACTGGAAACACTCAGTAGAAAAGGGAAGCCTTCCGTGGGAGGGTATTTCTTTTTATGAGTCATACGCATCAAACCTACCAGATGACGAAGATGTAGAAAAGTTTGGCTTACCACTAGATTTTTTTGTAAATCTTGAGAAAAAAATTCAAGAGTCTGTTGAGATTACAAGAGGAAAACCAGTAAAATCTGTTAGCTATCATGCACAGAAATGGATTACTGGTGCATTTGCTGGCTACCACTCAGACAATAGCCCGCTAGATGACCCAGAGTATAACGCTTTTGAAAGATCCAAATGGGCTTCATTCCTTTATTTAAATGGTGATTTTGAAGGTGGAGAACTTAAATTTAGAGACCATGACATAAGCATTAAGCCTAAAGCTGGAATGCTTGCATCATTTTCTGGAGGACATCATAACATTCATGAAGTTCAGATAATTACAGAGGGAGAAAGATATACAATCGGCTCATTCTGGGATAACGAAGAGTCTGAGTATTCTGAAGAAACAAAAGAAAAATGGAAAACAGAAATAGCTGATGCAAGAATCAGACAAGCAGAAGATCAAAAAGTGTGGCAAGATAATAAGTCTAAAGGAATTATGGAAGAGCCACCACCGTACCAAAAGGAAAGACTAAAAGATTAACAAGGAGACATCATGAATCTAGAAAAACTGCACGAAAACGTTTACTATTACAGGAATGCAATAGCAGACCCAGCCGCACTAATTGAGCTGATTAATAGCACAGAGGGCGAAGAGGGTATATCTAAAGTAGTTCCTTCTTGGGACCACTGGGAGGCTTGCAGTGGAGAATGTTATATCTACGGGGAAAAGAAAAACTTAAATATAGAAAACATGCTTGAAATCAATAATGATGAATCTAAAGAAAAAGCACAAAAAATAATAGACATCATTGTAAACTCAATGACAGATGTTTGTAAAGATTTTGCTAAAGACAAAGGTGTCACAGAAAAAGTTAATTTATCTCCATATATTGGTATAAATAAATATAAGCCTGGAACATTTATGGGAGGTCACTATGATCAACAAGAAGGAGATTTAAGATTAAAGTATTCTCTTGTTGCTTATTTAAATGATGACTACGAAGGCGGAGAGATTTCTTTTACAATTAAAGAAGGAATACTTGGCGAAGAAGATAGGCCACGAGAAGACATTGATCATGAAATGAATAAAGAAAAAGTAACATTCTATCTTAAGCCAGAAGCTGGAAGTATATTAATTTTTCCTTCTTCTCCACCATATAATCACACGGCCCATCTTGTTAAGAGTGGTTATAAATACATGGTACCTGGGTTTTGGATGAACGAGGAGAAATAAATTGCATTACGAAGCTCAAGAACTAGCAAAAAATATTTTTTATTTTAAATTTGGAATTTATGAGCCACATAAACTCATAGAGTTTATTGAAAACACTGACGTGGACCCAGAGATAGACGAAAGTATTATTTCTAAATGGACACCATGGACTTCAAGCACAAGCCCAGATGATATATATGGATATAAAAAAAATATTAATGGTAAAAATAAAATATTAAGTCCAAAAGAGCTATATATATATAATAGTATAAGGTCAAGCATGATCTTCGCTGCATCTGAATATAAAATATACAACAACATAACAGACGACATACACATGTCTAAAGAATTTGATATTAAAAAATATAATACTGGTCAGATGATGGGCCCCCACGCAGACCAAAACGATGGGGACTCTAATTTAAACTACTCCATAGTTGTTTATCTAAACGATGACTATGAAGGTGGAGAGATATCTTTCCCTAATCATAACGTAATGCTAAAACCAAACGCAGGCAGCCTTATAATATTTCCATCCTCAGATCCATATCTACATGAATCAAAAGAGATAACGTCTGGGATAAAGTATATGTCCCCAGGATTTTGGACTAAGCAAAAAACAGACTAGGTGATACAATAGTTATATGCTATATAAAAACATTGTATTAAAAGACAACCCAATTGGATTCTGGCCCCTAGATGAGTCTTCTGGGTCCGTAGCATACGACTATTCTGGTTCACAAAACCATGCCTCATATAACTTTACACCAGTAAATCGGTATCTACCCCTTGTACCTGGTGGTATTCTTGGAACAAAAATAAGTGGGGCAAACAAAATAACTTTTTCAAATTTAAAAAGCCCATACGGAAATTATATTCAAGGAGCCCTAGCTGATAAATATAGCTCTGATGTTTCATTCACAATAGAATGCTGGGTTCAATTTAATGAAGTTACATCTGCAACTATATTTGCAGACCAATCAAACGATATAGGTTTTTATTGGGCAAATAACTCTATAGTATTTTCAATTAATGCAACAAATAAAATATATTATCTTGTTAAAGATAAATATAAAGTAATGCATATTGTTGGAACTTATTCTAATAATTATATGACTCTTTATGTTGATGGCAAAATTATAGATTCCACAGACGTTTCAAGTTTTGTTTTTTTAAATTCTGCTTTTACTCCACAAATAGGAACTATATCTGGCGGAGCAGACTCATATATGATTGTAGATGCCCCAGCAATATATAGATACGAGCTATCAAATTCTTCAATTATGAATCATTATAATACTTCAAATATATTAAGCTACATATCGATATCAGACCCAGAAAACGGAAGATGCTTTTCTAATATAGATGGGACTTCCCTGCTAAGTCTAGAATACAAATATGGATTCAATAGAGACATCAGGTTATTAGAAAATGAAAACATATACTATGACTCTTTAAATAAAACATTATCAATATATAAGTCTGACACAGCAATTGAAAAAACTACAGAAGTTATAGATGTTATATCAATACCAATACTTTTTGATTTTGTTTCTTCAAAAATAGAATGGTCAACCGATAATGGAATTTCTATATATACAAGCTCTACTGGTGAAGTAAACTCATATGTACAGTGTTCTAATGGATTTCCAATTCCACAATATCAATATAATTCTATAGATGCTAATAAAAACATATATTTAAAAGTTGTTTATTCAACAACTGATGCCTCTAAATATACTCCATCACTAGATAAATTAAATATAACTCTTTATGGAACTTTAGAAATCACATCGTCTAATTCGGTGGCAAAAGTATTTTCTTCTTCTAATATTTCTTTTGGATCTGAATCTAGCCCAGCAATAGTAAGAAATAGAAAATCTGGAATTAGGACTGGCGGAAGCAACTCATTTACAGTATCAGACGCAGAAGAAACAAAGACGATAGAAATGATATATACACCAGAAACAATAAATGCAACATCCCTAGTATCAAGAGGATCTAGTTCTATAGCCTGGAATCAGGCTGGGGCTATAACAAAATCTGGCTTCGATAGCCTATATATAAATGGATCACTCGTCCCATGGTCAAGTAACATATGGACATATTTAACAAAGAATCAACCATCCCATATTGTTGCCGTTTTTACTTCACCCTCCTCAGATAATATTATATTTAATAATCAAGGCATAGCCGCTAAATATGAAGGCATTTCTTTATATCCATCATCTGTAACAATAAGCCCATCTGCTCATTATGCAATGCACATTGGCTCATACTATGAAAACATATCAAATGAGTCAATGACCGTGACAGAAATTGGCACTCCAATATATGATTATGACTTTGTTGTGGTCAAAACTGTATAATCTTGTCAAACCCTTGGACATAATCTAGACTTTAGTATCAAATAATGGTACAATTAAGGTCTATGAATATCTTAAACCAGAAATCACAGATTCTAGAAGAAACCACACTTGGCATATACGTGTGGGAAATGCCCGATGGCAGATGGATTGGAGACGATGATGGCAACTTCCTATCAGTCACATCTAAAAAAGGAAACAGATCTAAAATGGACTCTTTGGCTAGAGAGGTTCGTTCATACGGTATTTATGAGGGCCAACCTAAATTCCTTTCTGGCAGAAGAAAAATTGACGACGAAGAATTTGAATATCAAAACGAAAGATTAAAGTGGGGACTAACACCAGACCCTATGGACATTGGTGTATACAAAGATGAGATGCTTAGAAACGGTAGAGTTCAATGAAAAGACTAGAGTCTATGGAAGATGAAATTGATACAGTATCTACAATCGACATATCAAATACTTCAGACTGGTTCCATTTTCAAAAGTTAGACGGACCACAAGATGACCCATTTAAGATTGGCCTAGAAGAAATTAAAAAGCTAAGAGGCCTTGGAACAAACTTTAAGCGTAAAATTAATCGTGACTTTTCAAAAGCATTTGTTGGAACAAGTGGAGTTTCTACACAACAGAATTTACTACAGCAAGCTATTAGCGGATATGCATTATTTGACCTTGTAGAGCCAACCTATAACCTAGAATACCTTTCAAAGATTTATGAAGTTTCAACATATAACTACGCTGCAATTAATGCAAAGGTTTCAAATATTGTTGGTCTAGGATATATGTTTACAGAAACATCTAAGGCTAAAGACGCAATGGATGCAATAACAGATGATAAGCAGCTAGATAGAGCACGTTCAAAGATTGATAGAATTAAAACACAGCTAGATAAGTGGCTCGATGATTGCAATGAGGAAGAGTCTTTTACTGAG